AAATCCTTGAGATAGGGATATTTCTTCACCTCTCTCACGATTGGAAACAGATATTCAATTCCGTTATCCGATTCATTCACCAATCTCTTCTCTAGTTCATCATTGGCCCATACGATGCGAAACATCGGCTGACCTGTGTTAGCGTCAGTTCCATAGAAATCTACCAAGCGCGTGTTAAGAGTTTCGATTGATTCCATATGAAATGCGCGTTACAAGTATGCGCGCCCCACTCTGAAACTACACGCCCGAGTTGATCACCCACTTAGCGAGTGACTTCACATACACCAGCCACACAGCACGATTCTGTACAGCAGCGATGCCAACCAGAATGTTCCCTGACGTACCAAGGGTCACACCGGCTGCATTCGTAGGAATCAAGATACAGAAGCCGCTAAAACCACCACCGAAGTTCGGAATGATGGTATTCACGGCCGTTGTACCAGTAAGCAGCACGATATCCGTTTTCACGTTAATCGATGCTGCTGATGCAAGTGTACCTTCGCTCAGCTTACTGGTTGTACCTGGAAACATGTCCCTCTCCTACCCTACAGGAACGTACTTGCTAGTAAGTACATCCCAGAAAAGCAACATCACTTCACCAACTACTGACGCTTTGGCTGTAGCAATGTTACCTGCTGCCGTTACACCAGCCACACCGGCGAATTTGATGCCGATTACATGTGGCCCTGGAACTGGTGGAGTGATAGTAACTACTGCCACGTTACCAGTAAGTGTGGTAAGTCCCTGTCCAACTACAAGAGTTGCAGCAGATGCAACCGTAGTACCAGATGATCCCCACGGTGCATAAAGTTGCCAATCAGATTGGGCTGCCATTGTTATCCTACCTCCCTGAGCTTTCTCTTTGCCTTAAATTCTTTGCTTCTGACAGCATTACACGTTTTACACTGCCTCTGAGGGTTTCCATCAGAACTCATACGTATATAGGTATTTTCAGGTGTAAACTCATGACCACTTTTACAATGAGTCATTCCCTGAAACCTATCCCGCATGTTTTCTGCTGGAGTTCCCACATACAAATGGTCCCGATTCCAGCAATGTCTAACGTTACACTTATGGAGTACACTTAGACCGGCGTATTCTGGACGAAATCCATGAAAGATCATGGCCGACAATCTGTGGATTTGATAAAGAGTACGATCAATCATTACTCGACCATACCCATTATTTGCCACAGTTCCTTGCCACTCCCAACAACCCGTTTCCGAATTGATGGAAGTACGTTCTTCCAGAATCTGTAACATCTTCTGACACCAGTCGTCGTCATACTCCATAAGTGTCTCCAGAATGTACTAATATCCTACCGGAACGGCAAGCTGGTCGATATAGCTGCAAGCCGCGGGATTAGTCACAAAAGTTTGCATCCCCACGACCATATAAAAAATCTCGGCAGCAGCCACACCACCAGATGCGCCACGAATCTCGAAAATCTTCCTTCCGTCCGTCGTGTAGAATCCGATAGGCAGGATTTCACCACGGCCCCACACTTCATCCAGAATGAAGTCGATGCGCGTCTTATCCCACGAGAATGAGGGCTTCGTACCCGCACCTGCGAGCTGCATCCCATCACCGAAATACAGATTCAGTGACTCTTCCTTCGCTGTCTTGTTGATGATGCTCACCAACTGACCGATTTCCTCGTATGCCTGCTTCTGACACGGATGCAGCCATGCCGTAGGATTGAAATTGTGATCAATTCCAACCCTGTTACCGATCTTATTGATTGCAAGACGCGGTAACGGAAGGGTTAATCCGGCAGAGTTTGCATTCACCCTGTTTGCACGAATCTCAGGCGTAGTGCTACGAGAGAATCCCAACCAAGTTCCAGACGACGCATTCGAGTGATGATAGGGAACCCCGAACAGTGCAGGTAACGAGGCGGGAGCGGAGATACCATCCGTCACGATCTTATCTGTGGGGATGACACCTGCAATCTGTGGAGTTAAAGATACAGTCTTATTCTCCACATCATACAGGGTAATCTTCGCGCTACCCTTGTTTACCGCAAGAGCCGCATCGAATACCTGCACCGTCTGTCCAAACCTCATCAGACGGACGCCAAATCCATCTGTCGTCAAGGTCAGGACGTTGGAACCCGCCGCGGGTGTATCAGTTGTCACCACACCGATGACACCATCACCCGTCTGCATCATCTGCGAATCCAACTGACGACGCATTTCATCTAATGCGGTGGCAGTCAAACGACGCACAGAATTGATGATGGCCTTACGCGCATCATCCGTGGCCCACTGTGTCAACTTCGTGTATTCGATGTTTTCCGATGCGAACACACAATTCAACACAGCCTTATCGAACGTCGGTCCACCACCACGACCCAGATCGCCACCATCTGGATTGAAGTACTGGAACGAACCACCCGGACGCAGTTCTAACGGAACACGCATCTGGCGGTGAGAAATCTTCTCCACATCCCGCTTCTTGATGTTCGCGTAGAACTTGTCATCCCGCTCAAACAACACACGCACCTTGCTCACAACTTTTTCAAGTTCGAGCGCGGCGACCTGACTTTCTGTAACTGCCATAATTACTCCCCCTAGTCCTTCATCAACACATCGAGTGTTGACATACTGCGTGGAATTTCTTTCGCTGACTTATATTTTCCACTAGAGGGGGAAGTGGAGCGTCCCGGTGTAATAGGCCCCTTTTTAGATGGAGCATCTGTGAGTGAATCTGTCTCTCGCGCGTGGCCTCTCAAAGCCTCATTACGGGCCTTTTTAATCACTGAAGGCAACAGTGTCTTAGCCTTTGAGAGATACGCACTCTTAATTCTATCCGTCGATTCCTTGTCGAAACCACTCTGAAATGACTTCTCCCAGAGTTTATCCAACAAGCCGCGAAACCGAGTATCCTTACCAATCAATTCTTCCAGCGTGTTATGCGCGTCCCTGACTGCATTCTTACGCACATAATCCGTCATCGTCTTGTGCGGATCAATGTTCTGATCGATCGTACTCTTCAGCACATTATCAGCTTTAGATTGCAGCGTTTCGCGTGTTGACTCGAACTGCGTGTAAATCCGCTGATATTCCTGTTGCTGAATCTGCTGATTACGCTGATCATCTTCCGGTCGCGCCTGAGAGAGTGGTCGAGGCGGCTGGAAATTCTGCGAACCAAATACAAACTGATTCAGCACATTCGCAGCGGCCTGTAGAGGGGCTCCCTGCTCACCAAGCTGACGGCCTTCCTTAACCATCGTGATGATAGTGTCTTTGATGACATTACCCAACACGTGATAATAGGCTTGCTGGTCAACTTTACGAAGCGTAGGGAGGTAATTGTCTACAACTTTATGAAACGCTTCCTGATCTTCCTGACGCGCGGCCGTGAGAACGGAGGTAATGTCACCTGACATAATCTCACGCTCTAACTGATCCATCACTCTCGCCTTCTCGGATGAAACCCGCGCATCCTGAATAGTCGGGAATACTTCCGTGAACTGCTGTTCCCGATAGTATGCCTTTTCTAAGTATGGAAATTCCTTGAATAGTGTCGGGAACTTCTTAAGGATTTCTTTACGCCGAACTGGAGTCATTAACTCCAGATCTTCTTCTTTCGGTCCCTCTAGTTCCTCTTCAATCTCCTTTAACTCATCTACTTCTCCGTCCTCCTCTTCATCTTTCTCTTCATCATCTTCTGACTTCTCTTTTACGCCCTTAAGGTCAATAGTTTCAGGAACATCCTCTATGTTGAGCAATTCAAACGTATCTTCAGCTTCGCCAGAGCCATCACCCTGACTGGAGGAACCGATACCCGGCGTATCATCAGGTGAATAGAACTTATTGAATCGTGGGTGCATTTTGGTCATTTCCTAAAGGAACTCCTGCATTATTTGCGGGAGGTTTTGGGGCAGATCCGCCTCCATTATTTCCCTCTTTGCCCGGTGGAGGGGGAGGCATTGGTGGAGCCATCATCATTTGCTTCTGCATCTCAATCATCTGTTTCTGCATATCCATATCTTTATGGGCTTTCATATGCAGCAACACATTCTTATAGCCCAACTCATTTTCAAACTTGCATAGCCGACCCGCATCTGAAACCAACCAGCGACGGCAAATATCAGCTTCTAGCAGATGGTCATCCACATCTAAATCAGGCTCAATAGATGGAAGTTCAACAGGTGGAATAGATGCGGGGTCTTGTCCCGACATCATTGCCTGTTGCACCATCATTGGATCTGGCGGCATCTGAATTGGCTCGGAATCAATGAGTAATTTAATCTCATCGTATTGCTTCTGCCTATCGTCCTCACCAGGAATGATGTAGTCTGAGAGTCCGACCGCGCGTCTGATATAGGGCATATTCTCAGGTGACATAAGAGAGGCGTTAATTCCCTCATTATTCATCTGGAATAACTCCATAATTGCATCCTTCTGCTGATTCCACGTGATCGGCAGGTTCTCATTCGCCTCAAGCTCAACACTTCCAATCTTTCCCTGTGTCTCTGCGATACGAACGAATGTATTCACGAAGTTTCCGAACTCATTCCGCTCTACCTGTCTGTCATCATCCTTCATTTCGGAGATGTAGAGAGGAATTGCCTTCCCGAATACGTTTTTCCACCAGTGCAACAACATTTTCCAGGTGGTTTGGAGGCGCTGTAATGCCTGACTCCGGCTCATGGAATATTCTGAGGCCGTGCGCGAACCTGACATCTGCCCTCCAAACAGAGAGGGCAATGCTCCAGATACCATTTGCCCAATCTCTTGGATCTTCTGAGCAAATGGCAATACTTCCTGCGATAAAGTAGCCGTTTTAACCTCATAGAAACCTTCTGACAAAGGTTTCCCAGATTTAGGCGTAGCCGGATAGATGCCACCCGGAATAACTTCCGAATTCCTGTAAGCATTGAAGTTTAATACTTTAGGATCTGCAAACGTCTGCGGTATTCCATGTTCAACAGTCTGAAGTACGAGCGAAATGAGATCGTTAGTGATGTCTTGTACCGACACGAGAAGTAAACCAATCGGATCGTGGTGAATATAATCCGAAAGGGGATTCTGAGTGAGAGTCCAATGATCATCAAGAGCTTCGTTACATGCGTAAGCAACTTGGTCATTCACCACCACGACCTTCACGCCATTTGGAAACTGCTTCCGTAATTCCTCTACTTCATCTTCCTTCAGCACATTATACGCGGTTGGTCGCAGCCAGCAATTCCTTACTGTGACGTTGTTGATGGGATGTTCCCCTTGATATTGCGGAGAGGTGCGTCCCCACTGTTCGTACAAGTCGTAGTTGGAATGTCCCTGCTTGACGACTTTATCTCGTAATTCAGGATATTTTTCAAGTACATTCGCGTAGTGAGTCTCATATGAGTAGATGAGATATGAGCATTCAGACTGATTACGCGCCCACACGGGTACCTTGACGAACAGGCCCCCGTACACCTCCATGCACACGCGCGACTTGGGATGATTTGTTACTCCAACTAAGCGCGTCTGTGTGAATGTCTGTTGCTGCTTGT